TGCTACTGTTGGGTCTTTTGGATCGTATTTACCAACTGAAAACTGTTTGGGAGAGTTTAATACTCCCTCAAATCTATCTACTACATCTTTACTATATGCCATGTTTTTAACTCAAAGCTTTGTCGCAAAATGCAACTATAAATTCTTTTGATAATTTATCGGATAGTGCTATTGGAAAAGTGAGCGGTGTCGCCATTCCAAAACCTATTATGGCTACACACCATCCTAATTTTTCTTGCCTTACAAGTATACTGTCGCTACTAACTCTTTTTAGAAATCTTATAGAAGGATAATATAGTCTTGCTACTGATAGTATCCAAGCGGCAATGTAAAAAGCAAGAAAAGTTTTCATAAGTATTCCTGTAAGTGTCTTAAACTTCCTAGATCGTATGCGAGTCTGCACGCATTATGTCCTGCATTTCGTACTAATCCGAAGTATGGCGATTCACACTCTGCCATTTCTATTTCCCATACTAGATAACATTTACTTCCGTACTTTTCAATATCATGTGATTTTGTTATCTCTTTTTTGACAAGTGCTATGCAATTGCCTCGTGCTGACCATACTCTCTCGTTTGGTTTGAATTCTTCTTCTACACAAGGTTCGGGGATCATTGCGTCTCGAATACCTTGATAGTCAGTATCTGGAAGCTTTTGTGGTACTCCCATTCGTTCAATTACAGCTTTAATAAAAGCAGGGGAACGATAAAGTGCTTTTGCAATGTCAGATACATTCGCCCCATTTAAGTAATATTTTACTATGGATGATTTCTCTACTTCTGTTACGCCCTTGCCTTTGTTTTGTGCTTTTCTTCTAGCACGAAATTCTAATGTTTCTTGATGATCTGCTATGATCTTGTTAAGGCGAGTTGTATTATATGCAATATGTAATATCTCACACGCCTCTTTTTTAGTAATAGGTTTCTCTGCAGCAAGCAGTTCTATTACTTTATTAATGTTTGCTTCAGAGAGCTTTTCCTCTCTTTTCTTTCTAAGTGCCATCTTTTAACTCCAAATGATAGTCATTTAAGTTTTTTAGATCATCTTCGTGCATTTTTCCTAAAAGAATGATTGCATAGTGAATGACTTTATATAAGTCTTTCTCATTCTTGCCGTCTTTCTTTCCAAAACGCTGTGCATACTTTATGATATTACCAATGCAAAAACCTTCGCCATGTCCATTGTCAAATACGATCTCTGTCGTTTGCTTTCCTTCTTGGGCATAGTGTTGATTATATGTATTGTTTACATACTGTTCTAGTCGGGACATAATTAAGTCCTCGTTAAATTTGTACTCTGGTACTTGTTTTGGGTTATACACGAGTTATCCTTTTCTCATAATCAGCATAGTCTTCGTTCCACCAATGTGGTTTATCTCGGTGAGACCAAGCTGCGAAGGTTGCCTTGTCTAAATGGTAATAATCTCGATAACTTTGTATCGGATTATCGTAATCTCTAAGCTCCTCTGGCATTGCCAATCCGAACTTAGTAAATCCTACTCTTTCAAGATGTACTGGCTCAGGTAGTTTGTTTACTACTTGTTCTACAGATTTGTGTAGTTTGCCATAACGATAGTAATATTCATCATTCAATGCATTCGCATAACAATGAACCCACTCATGATTGTCCAATGACTCCCTTGCCCAGATTGTGCAGGGATGATTGTACATCATTGGAAGGTAGGGGAAGGGTCGCTCCTCAAGTGGTAAATGCTTAATTTCAGCTTTCACTTTGTTCAGAACTTCTCGTTCATCTGCATTTAGCGCACGAGGAACATACCCTAGAAACTTGTCAATATAGATTGTTGTACAAAGAATCTGGGCAGCCTCCAGTGGCATCTTAACAATATGTTTGTCAACATGATACTGTGCTGCCTTGTCGAGATCCTCGTCTAAGTAAAATAAATTCATACTTTACTTCCAACATTTATAAACGCCACAAAGACCATCTGCATTTTCTGTAGTTTTACAGAAAGGACAGACCTTATCTTTCTTGGCTGGTTTGATTTTTTTAATGTCTTTAAACTTTTTCATAACATATATTATACAAAATTTATAACGAAAAGTCAAGAATTAAATTTTACTAATCTTTTGAGTTTGGTGTTGATTTGCTTGTTCCAGCATATAGACCAAACCAAGCGGCACCAGCACCCACGATTATACTAATAAGTCCTGATTGCTCGAGTGAGGGTTCTGGTAAATCCATAAACCACATAGTCGCATAGTAAAGTAAGAAGATGTAAACACTAAGAAAAGCTCTGGGAAATATCCTCCAGCTATCTACTGCGGCGGCTAAGTGCATCCACTTTTGCCACGGATTTACTTTATCTTCGTTTTCTAACATAAAGATTTTTTGTTTCAGGTCATTGTTTTCCTGAATCATTTCCATAAACTTAGATAAGTCTATTTCTACTTCATTGCGATCCATGTCCCCACTAAATTGTCCACTAGGCATGTTCATATCTTATCCTTAGCTATTCTTAGCGTTTTCTTTTGCTTTACCAACATTGATAGCAAACCAGTCAATAATTTTATAAAATTTACCAACTATTTTGTCATCTGCTGGAGTAGGCGTTAACGCTGCTATGATTGAAGCTCCCATGACTAACCATGGTATAACTTGAATCCATCCTATAACCCATTGTAAGAATCCTAACATTCTTATCTCCTAATCCTCTCCCGAGGCTTCCCCAAATTAGTAGGGGTCTTTGTAACCATCTATACTAGAAAGTCGGAGGTCTTCCCACTTATTCGTATCTAATCGATACAATAGTATAGAGTCTGATTCAGACTGTTTGATTACAGCTGGAACTATATCTGCCCTTAAAGTACAAGGTATGCTATATTGTCT